GGCTGGAAGGTAGAGGGCGATTAGTTCGTCGAGCGTTAGGCCGGTTTCGTATGGTTCGTCGTTATAGTCGATGCTGATGGAGTATTGTGCCATGTTTTTCGCTTTCGTATTGGGTTGGTATAACGATTATATTTTACAGTCCCGAGTTAGCCGCCGCACGTCTTCGCACGCGCATCAACAAACTCACGTCCTAGCGCGGTAGTAAACTCGAGACAGTAATATGTACTCACAACCAACGACGAAGGAGAGAATGATGGTGGTAATTGAATGGGGATACCTCGCAAAGCACGGCGACAACCCACCAACGCTTGAATTGGATGCGACAGAGGCCGAACTCGCCGAAGCACGTGAAACCCTGAACTCGAGCGAGTATGCGGTGTGGGTAGGCGAAGTGAGCTCCGGCGCGGTCCATGCCGAGGCAATGGCCGAAGCGAGGCGCATGGGATAGGGCGCAAGCCCTACCCTACCAACCCTTGCGGGTAAAACTAGGGAACGTATAATAATCTCATGAAAACCTACACGATCAGCGTTCCATCCGGAAAATACACGATCAATCTCGATAACGATTCCTGCGCGTACGACGCGTACGAATATTTTCTCGCGAACGATCTAACGACCAACGATATCGCGACGATTTCAAACGACGACTTCGACGTCTATAATCTCATCACGATTACCAGATAACCAGATCAATCCGTCAGCGACGCGCGTCCCCCACGCGCTCGCCTGACAAAACTTCGGAACATATAATGAACTCACCAACGACAAAGGAGACAAAGTGAAGCAAGGAATTAAGATTACGCCGGCAGGCGAGGTTGAAGTAATTGACTTCTCAAAGCCTGACGAGCTCAGCGTGTTGCAGACTGCGGTTGGAGGCTGGGTACAAGCAATTGACCTCAGCAACATCCTCTCGCTTTGGGTCAACGAAGAAGGCAAGATGATTAGACTCGAGCACAATCCAATTGCTCAAGTCTTTTGGGACATGTCATTTGGCCAAGAAACCGACTACATCGTAGGTACGGTTGTATTGACTGGGACACCAGATGCGGATGGCGAGACGCAGGGACTTAGCGATGAGCACATTCAAGTGCTGAAAGAGTTCATTGAGGCAGCTGCGGGAAGCGTTCTCGAGACAGTAAAGTAGCATCGTCAACCTAACCGAAAGGACAACATGAAAAAGAAGTACGCAAACAACCCGAAGGCCGCCGAGGCACGTATCTACGAACTGAGCCGCAAGATCACAGACATGCGGGAAGAAGTTCAAGAGCTTGCCGAAGTACTTCGTGAGAGCAAAGAGTCATTTGAATGGACATTGACTGGTTTGATGCCAAGCAAGTCGGCAAACGAGTACGATCCATTTGAATTCAACCCGGTTACCAAGCAATTCAACTAAGTAACGAGTTGCCGGCTGGCCTGCTTATGCGGGCTGGCTGGCAAACTCAGGATCGTACAATGGTCTCGTCAACCTAACGAAAGGACAACGCAATGAACAAGAGCATCGTTCAGTTTCACGATGGACAAATGATCCGTCAGCGAGTGATGTACTCACATCTTGTCTCATCATTCTTCAATGACCTCAAGCGTTGCGGTATTGATATGACGACAGTCATCTCAACCAATCGCTTTGCGGGTGACTTTGAAGTGGGGTACCTTAACTTTGAGTACCCATTGGTGGGAAACCGCAAGACTGGTCTGTGGGAGTAGTGGGTTAGTTGTAAGAACTCAGGACTTTATAATGATCTCATCACCACGACGAAGGGACCAAATCATGAAGCCATCAACCAGAGCACACGAAGTCTACGATCAGTCGCGAAAACTCATCGTCTTCGGTGGGAGCAAGACGAAGTGTAATCAGTACTGGGCCAACCAAGCGCCACAAGCGCGCCAAACCCTTATCGTCCGGGTATCCGGGCGATAGGGGCTAGGCCCAGAACTCAAGAAAGTATTATGTCTATACCAACAACAAGAGGAGACAGAGCATGGAAATGCAGACAATGACCCAGTGCGTTGAATGCGGGCGAGTGTTTGATCTAACCAGCGAGCAAGATGCAGCTGAAGCAGCCTACGGACACGATTGCGAGGCGTAATAAGGGTTTGCGGGTAAGCTGGAGTACTTTCTAAGGAAAGTATATTAGATCCAGACGCGGTGGTTAGTCACAAAATTGGCCAGACCACCAAGTATTATGTAATTCACAACAACAACAAGGAGAGATCATGGAAATTCATATTGACTTATACAATTCAATTAGTGCGGTAGCCTGGGCGATTGCAGTATTTTTGATTGCGGGAATCTCAATGACCAGGGGACGTAAGTGATTACGTTTCTAGCACTCGTTGCGGTAGTCCAAGCCTTTATGGCACTCTGCCTCGCTACAGCGAGCTACAGCGCGTCTCATGAAGCACTAACAGCAGTGGAGCGCGGTCTTCGCAGAGAATTGGCGTGGGCTAACCTAATGGACACTGTTCAGGTCGGCCGTGACGACATAGATATGTTGCGGTCAAAGAGAAATCACCCGGCTTCAGGTAATTTCTAAGGAAAGTAAGATAATGGCGCGGGTCAACAGGTGGCCTGCTTCAAATGACAAAGGACACAAGCATGGGTATGGATGTATTTGGCAAAGAGCCAAAATCTAAAAGTGGCGAGTACTTTCGCAACAATGTTTGGTACTGGCGTCCGCTGTGGGAATACTGCACTATAGTTGCAGAAGATCTTGTTGCGGGTGTTGATGGCCACAGCAATGGAGGCGATGGACTTGGTGCTGAAGGCGCAGATGATCTATCAGTCATACTGTACAACGAGCTCGCAAGCGGTCGCACTGCAATATATGAAGCGATGTACCGCAATTTGATTGCAAGCCAACCTCGTGAACAATGCAAGTACTGCGAAGGCACAGGCGTCAGGACAGATGCGGTTGGTCAAGACATGGGTATGCCAGAGCGAAAGCTCGATGAAGCAGTTGCGGTAGTTGTTGGTCGTGATTACGGCTGGTGCAATGGGTGCAATGGCGAAGGTGAAGTCAACCCTTTTGACACCAATTATCCGTTTGATGTAGAAAATGTTAGAGCGTTTGCTGACTTCTTGAAAGACAGCGGCGGCTTCAGCATTTGTTGATCGCACCCATGCGAATGCTGCTAGCCGGGACGATAACCTTGTACCGCGATGCGGGTCGTCCCAGGCTGGCAGCTCATAAGTAGATCAAACTCAAGACAGTAATATACATGGGAGGCGAAATGACAGTACGGATAGTTGACATTGGAATTTGGCGAGCACAGGCAGCGTGTATCGGACATGGCGATTTGTTCTTTGAAGATCGCATGCGGACAGTTGTCAACAGAGCGAAGAAGATTTGCGACAAGTGCGCGGTAAAGCAGGAGTGCTTGGACTACGCGCTACGCAATAACGAAGAAGGAGTGTGGGGAGGACTCACAGCAAACGAACGTCGCAAGGTCAAGCGGATCGCCAAAAAGGCAGGTCTTGCGAAATGACGCGGTTACCTCGTGCCATAGTATATAGTGTCATTCCTCAAAAGTAGAAGGACTATCATGAGCGAACGAGAGCCAAAAAATAAGTTTATATGGAAGTGTCCAGATTGCGGTAATAAGGTCACGGTTTACGTCAATGTTTCAGAGCCACCGACATGCCAAAATCCAGCAAAGCACACGAGTAAGGTTGTGTCAATGGAGCAGGTCAAGAAATGAAAAGACTTACAGCTTTGGTATTTGCGGTCATTACTGCAGGGTACGGCTACGTCTACTGGGATCGCAACAGGAAACGAAAGGCACCGACGACGCTACTTGGCGTTGTAAAGCCAAAAAAAGAAATGTTTGAGTAGATCACAAAATTCTAAAAAGTAAGTGGTATAGTACTCACCAATGACGAAGGAGAACAGATCTTGAGTAACGATAAACTACTCAACGAAGCGGCTGCGCTTATTGCAACGTCGCGGTTAACTCTGCAACTTATCGCAGAAGACATAGACACAATCAAAACAGCAAGTACACAACGAAGGAGCACAATTATGTCCACCGAACTGACAGCCCAGCGTGCGGGTGAACTGTACGCATCAGGCCAGAGCGTCATTGAAGTTGCACGAGAGTACAGCATGACGTACGCACAAGTTCGCAAGCTCATCGGCGCAAGCGGTACCCCAATCCGTAACGCATCTGATCGCCTCAAGGGTCGTACCCGTAAGGCAGAGCGCGCCTAACATGCCTACTTGGTTCTCGCAATTGCGAAACCTCGTATGGACTGCCGTACTCGCGGTGGTTTCAGGGATCGTCGCCCTGGCCACCGCGGTATTAGGCGGCAGCTTCGAGTTGATCGCAGGCTTTGGGGTTCTTGGCCTTATCTTTGCGGTCTTAGCTCAGAAATCATAGAATTCTAGGGAATGTATAGTTACACAAGAAGGAGTTAAGCGCATGGAACACGATGACCAGAAGGTCTATAAAATAAGTACGGTTATGCGTGACGGAACTCCGATGGAAGTTCACGTTCGCGGTGATAAAAAGCGACGTGAATTTGTAAGAATGCTGAACGAAGAGTACGGCATTGTTGAGGTTGAAGAAGTTGATCCTGCTGATGTACAGGAAAGCCTCATCGAGAAGTAGTTACATCAAATAAATAGGTTCGCACCCAACGACAAAACGACAAGGAGAAAAGTATGTGGGTGTTCACCCCAGATGGATTTATTAGCGCGGTAGACAACAAGGCCAAGCCAGGTCATCTAGCAGTTCGTGCTCGAGACAGAAAGTCACTTGAGACTCTTCAAGAAATGTCAGGCGCAGAAATTGAGTTCACGCCTATGCGGGACTACCAGTATCGTGTGTACGTGACAAAAGAAATGCTCCAAGACTTCATGAATGTCATGGTTGACGCCATTGAGTACGCAAACTTCAAGGACGAGCTATACGCAGTACGCGGTAAGACATTCGCTCGAGCAGCTGGACAAGTATGGGGCATCATGTGCGATGTCGCAGACCAGGAATATCAAGACTGGTATGCGGATCAGTACACTTCACGAGTCCGCGGGTAAGTAATGGCAGCCAAGCATGAGTGCATGTTCTGTGACGATCTCTTTGAGACGATCACGCAGCATATGATTCATGTTATGCGCAACCACGATGTACGCTACCGTCGGCATGCAGATCTTCCACTAAGGCCGATCTCATGCCGCGGTTGTACTAAGCCTGTAAAGCCAGGCGTATTTGAATGCGGTTCATGTGGAGTCACGTACCCAGAAGACTTCTGGGACCACAACACGCCTAACAGAAATTAGATCTCAGGACTGTAAAGTAGTCTCGTACATCCGATCATGAAAGGATCAATCATGGCAATCAAGAAGAAGCACACTAAAGATCTTGAGTCAGTTCAAGCTCGTATTGCGGTTCTTGGATACGAAATCCAAACTCGTAAAGAAGAGCTTGAAGAGCTCGCAAAACACCTAGCCGACTTCGAGCTGTCGGTTTCTGTAGATATCCGTGCGCTCAAAGATATCCACGGCATCGTCGCAAGCGGTTGGAACATCTAAGTATTGTCACGCGGTAACAGGCGCTACCTGGTATCGTGTAGACAATGACGACTATCATCGCGGTTCAAGGTCCAACATGGGCGGTCGTAGGGTTTGACTCAAAGGTTACCGAAGAAGGTGGACGTTCGTACACACTTGGTCGTGGTTCAGCGAAGGTAATGAAAAATGGTCAGTACCTTCTTGGTGCAGCAGGCGACGTGCGGGCAATTAACATTCTTGCCTACGCATTCTCACCTCCTAGCGCGGGTGACTTGACAGGGATCCGTTTAGACAGGTTCATGACAAGTAAGTTCATACCAGCGCTTCGTCAATGCTTTGAAGATCATGGCTACGTCGCAAAAGAGCAGAAGGAGCAAGCGGTTCATGGTTCTACCGTTCTTGCGATGATCAATGGTCAGATCTATGAAATCGGAGAAGACTACGCATGGGTTCGTGACACCACAGGTATCTACTCGTTCGGTTCAGGTGGTGACTACGCACTCGCGGCGATGTACGCAAAGTGGGGAGACGCACTCAACGAATTGAGCCTTGCGGATACTCAAAAGCTCGTACGTGAAGCACTTCATATTGCGGGTAAGCTTGATGCTGGATCAGGAGCACCGTTCCATGTACTGCACCAGACAGTAAGGCCAGCCATACGCAAAAAGACGAAGGCAAGTACGAACTAAGGATTGTACAATTAACTCAGGCGGATTACGACAGGAGATGAAATGACAAAGGTACTTGAAAAAGTGATGTATGCGGTATTCATTGCGGTAATCGCAGCTGCATTTGCTATTTGGAATAGCATGAACAATCAATTCAATGCGTACGTCTGCAATACCAAGCCAGTGATCGTCCAAGAAGGCGACACAATGTGGGAAATAGCCCACGCAAATTGTTCAGGTAACGTAGTCAACGCGGTTGACGACCTGGTTCAAGAGTACGGTTTCACAGAGATCTATCCAGGGCAGCAACTATTTCTACCAAGTAATCCATAAATAAAGGAGACGCATGAAGCGTTGGGAAGACCTTGACGAGGATACACGTAAGCGGTTATGCGAAAGCGCGTATCATGGTTTAGTTGAACGCGGTCAATACCATGACCAAGTATTGATTGAAAAGGTCGCTCGTGAAAGGTACGAAGAATCATCGCTTGCGGTTCGTTAATGAAACTCAAGACGATACAATGTACTCACCAACATAAGTAAGCACGAGGCAATACATGAATGAACCAGAATACCTAAGACTTGAAGGTGGTCCAACCACGGTTGAGGACGACCAACGTGAACTACGTCGTATCGCAAAGCGTGACGCGGATAGTAATGAAAGATATTTGCGTAACCTGATGGGCGATGACGAATACGAGGCGTGGGACAACGATTAACCCACACTGCGTCTAACGCGGTATACAATTAGCGCATGGGTAAAAGCGTAATGGAGCAGATTGCACTGCTTCCAGTTGATCAACAACGTGCCGTGCTTGAAGGTCTTGACATGGAACAGTTGATATGGGACTGGAAAGCGTGGGCTCGGCCAGAACAGTTACCGCCTGCGGGTGATGATTGGGCGATATGGATGTACCTAGCTGGTCGTGGTGCTGGCAAGACACGTGCAGCCGCTGAGTGGGTACGCGATATGGCAAAGCGAACTGACAAAGGTCAATTGCGGTTCGCGCTTGTTGCACGTACTGCAGCTGACGTGCGTGACGTTATCGTTGAAGGTGAGTCAGGTATCATCAACGTGTCACCTCCAAGCGAACGACCACTGTACGAACCATCAAAGCGCCGACTAACATGGCCAAATGGTAATACGGCTACATGTTTTACTGCCGATGAACCAGATGGTTTACGCGGTCCTCAATTCCACTATGCTTGGGCAGATGAAATCGCTGCGTGGCGTCAGTCGCCCGACGCTGCGGGCATGACGTCATGGGATAACTTACGAGTGGGAACGCGACTTGGCAGCTCGCCACAGATCATTTGCACAACAACCCCAAAAAGAGTTCCTGTTTTGTACGCACTAATCAATGAAGCTGAAAAGACTGGTCGTGTCGTTATTTCAAAAGGTTCAACGATGGACAATGCGGGTAACCTATCTGAAACCTATCTTGACGCAATCACAGGCGTATATGCGGGTACTCGTCTGGCCGCGCAAGAACTTTATGGCGAAATGTTGAGCGACGTTGAAGGTGCGCTTTGGACAATTGAATTGATTGAAAAAAGCAGGCAAGACGTATTTCCAGTAGGCGCGCCACTTCGTGTAGTCGGCGTTGACCCGTCAGTCGCAGAGAACCCACGTGACGAATGCGGGATCGTTGTATGCGCATCAACTGCAGATCACGATTTGTATAAACGTCAAGCATGGGTAATGGAAGACGCAACAATTCATGGTTCGCCAGAAGTCTGGGCAAATGCGGTTGTTGCGATGGCACGTAAGTATGGTTGTCCAGTCGTTGCTGAAGTTAACCAAGGTGGCGCACTCGTTCGTAATGCAATCAACGCAATTGATCCTCACATTAAAGTCCTTGAAGTCCATTCAAAATACGGTAAAGCGTTGCGGGCAGAACCAGTTACATTGGCCTACGAGCAAGGACGTATTCATCACATCAACTACCTAGCCGACCTTGAATCCCAAATGTGTTCGTGGATTCCGGGCGAAGGTAAGTCGCCAGACAGAGTTGATGCGCTCGTTCACGCGCTTACTGCGTTAATGATCAAGCCACCAAGCGGCTTCGTAGGTGGTACAATTACGGCAAGATCGCATGCGGGTAGACGTATGCCAGCGTGGCGCGGTAATGGCGGGGCGGCTGGCGGCAGTGGACGCGGTGGTCGTGTATTCAATCCAAATCGTTAAAAGTAACAACGAAAGCGAGTAAGAAAAATGAGTGATGAAGTAACAAATGAAGTCGTTGAGGAAGTCGTTGAGGCACAAGTTGTTGCTGAAGTAACGCCTGAACCAGTGGTCGTAGCCGAAGAACCAGTAGTGGTTGCCGAAGAACCAGTTGCGGTCATTGAAGAGCCAGCCAAGGTCAGCAAGCCTACACGCGGTGGGACACCATCGCCTGTGCGCCACGTCGTAAGCGGTGGTGACACTGACGACGTGTATCTTGATAAGTGCGTGTATATGAATAAGTACGCTCGTAAGTCGCTCACAGTCCACCATGCCCAACGTCGTCTCGTCGAGTTGGGGTATCACGATGCGGGTAGTGACAAGGATGGCTGGTATGGCGAACTAACTCACATCGCAGTCGCCTCCTTCCAAAAAGATCGCTCGATTGCGGGTGAAGGTTGTATGAACTCAGAGACGTTCGTTGCCCTCTTTGATGGTGACCAGAACGTAACTGTCCATCTCGCCTAGCATCAACATATGCGGGCATGCCCAGCTATAGCCAAGACGCTCAACTATAGTTGAAGCGCCCAACTATAGCCAAGACGCTCAACTATAGTTGAAGCGCCCAACTATAGTATGCGGGTATCAACTATAGCCAAGACCCTTGGCATTAGTGCGGGTGACATTGCGCGGTAAGTAGGTGGCCTCCTTAGCCACGCGCGGTGACATGAGAGGTAATACCACTAGTCATCGAGTACTCGTACTCGTACAAATACATATTGGTCATTCGCAATGCCTATGCGGGTACTCGTTTGTAACGACTTAGCCCTTGCGGGTAACATCAATACATATGCGGGTACTCGTTACGTCGCACACATGTTCATGCGGGTCACGTTATACAACAAAAAAGCGGGGGCTTTCGCCCCCGCTGTTTGCTTTATTATTTCAGATGTTCCAACCAGTTGCTACGATCCCGAACTCGTCCTTTAGGCCTCGGATATCTACATTGAGGGAAAGTTCAAAATCAGCGAGGTGGTTGGCAAGTTCTTCGAGTTCTTCTTTTCGTACAGAGATCTCGTAACGCAAGACCGAGATTCTTGCTTGGACTGCCTCTAGATTCTTCGTGTGCTTTTTATTTGCCTTCATGTTATTGTCCTTTCGTCGTATCAGGCGATTACCTGATGATATCAATATACCAAACTTTTAGCACAATAGCAAGTCACCTGTGAATATTCTTCTCATATATCAGTGAACTACTTTTGGCTGGCTTGTGCTCGCCTTGGCTACTCGTTACTACCTCATGTACTAATTGTGACCTGACATTGCTCATAGGCCACCTTGACAACAACCATGTCAACCTCTGTACTAATCCAAGCACGTCGTAGCTCATACAACTAACACGTCATCACGTGTCTCGCACATTGCTCGCTCGTTCCTGCGCCAGAAAACACAGGCCATAGACATGCGTGTGGGAACGATTTGACACATGTCGTTCAATAACGACAGCCGTCTATCAGGCCAAAATCAACTACTATAATGTACTATTCGTCCTCTTGTACAGAAGTTACGAGCTCATCTAACCTTAATGTATATCTCGTACATAAATGTTCCGCTGCGCCGACGTGCAGTGTACGAATGATACGATGCCAGAGATGAAGCTTCCAGATGATGAGGTTAAGGTTTTGGTTTCTTGTTCGGGCGACGTGCTTCGTGCACGGATACGTGCACTTCGCGAGGCAGGCTGGACGTTCGCGGCAATCGCCGACGCGTGGACGCCGCCCAAGCAACGCTCGTCAATCCGTGCCCTCTCCCAACAACCAACCAAATCCCCCCTCCCAATTGTTCCCTCTCCTCCTTCTTCCTCTTCGCATTCATCTCACTTAGCCGCAGCGGAAAAATCACGCCACAGGCACTCACGCGCACGTCGTTTCTATAGTCCGTCATTTCCAAAGATCTCGAATGATGACGCAAAAAGAATAGCGCAACTTGCACCCCTTGCCCGCCGCTACCGCGCCCGCGCAAATCCAACTGGTTCGTACGCCTTGGCAAATGAAGAACTTACGCAACTGTGCATTTCGCTTTACCGCGCGGGAGCTTCTGTGATAGAACTAGCGTCAGCAGCCAATGTGACATACCGCGCGATGGCCCGAAGAATTGGAGTAGGAAAATGAGCAGTATCTTTGATCTCTTTCCTGCCCGCGTTGTAGTTTGCCCTGACTCAACGCTTGTTTCAGCAGAAAGCCAAAGCACTTTTTCCTGGGCAGAGGCCATACACGTACAGCACTCTCGCCGAGTTGAGGCCGTTCGCGTAGTGCTGACTCGAGACACTGTAATGATCGCCGCTGACAGTAACTCTGGCCCAGTTTTGATCTTCCAAGAGAAATACGACCCAGCAACTCTCGACAAAACAAAAAAGCGCGCAACCCTAACGACCGTCACCGGCAAGTTTTTGTCCGTAGAAAAGGACGAGAATTGCGGTTGTGGAAGCCGTTTGCGGACATGGAATCCATCACGAACAATGCACTCATCAAAGGATCCAGTTGAATGAACATCAACGTACTTGAATTAGTCATCTTGTCACTGGCCGCGTATCGCATTGTTCGGCTGATCACGACCGATCACATTCTTAATCCAATCCGAGAGTGGATTTGGAAATGGTCAAAGCCAGAAGGAATTGGCCTCGGATATTTGATCACGTGCGAATGGTGTATGGGACTTTGGGTCGCATCAGGTCTTGTAGGTATGTATACAATAGCTAGTGAAACAACCGTTGTTGTATCTTGCATATTTGCAATCTCAGCAGTGGTTGGATTACTCTACCGCATTGACTAAGTTTTTGTTAATTCCGTAGCAAACGAACGAGGAGACAACAAGTAGTGGCTGTTTTTCGCAAAAGTATTGCACCAACCCGTCGGACATCGACACCGCCTACACGCTTGGTTCCTCCGTCTGGTTATTCGTTTGCAGAGGCCGCTCCTTTTTCTTCGCCGCGCGGATTGACCGCAGCAGCAGTTCAAGTTAAGCTTAATGACAAAACAGAAGCAGAACATTTCCGCGCTCGTCGCCAAGCAACATCGAGTGCATGGCAGGGTGAAGCTTGGGAATACTACGATGCGATTGGAGAGATCAAGTATGCTTTTAACCTTGTTGCTTCTGTTGTTAGCCGCATACGTTTATATGCTGCGGTCGTCGAGAACCCGGCAGAGGCACCTGTATCGGTCCGCTCGTCAGCGGTCGTTGATGCGCGACTCGCGGCAGCAGCAGAACGCGCACTCTCACGACTTGACTCAGCATACGGTGGACAAGCGGGACTTCTCCGAGATGCCGCGCTCAACCTTAGCGTAGCCGGTGAATGCTTCTTAGTTCAGATGCCAGCGCGCATCGGAACTGGAATTCCAGAGTCATGGGATATTCGT